ACCCTGCACCGCCTGTCACTAAAATATTTACCATATTATACCTTATTAATTATCTCACAAATTTCATCAATTTCTTTTACTTGCATTGATGGGAAATTACCAATATAGAACCCATAGGAGTGAATGTGTTCTGTGTTTTTAAATTTTTCAAAGTGCATTGGTGGCACCAAATTCTTTAAATATGGTTGTCTTAACTGATTACCACCGCCTGCACTACCTCTACGAAACTCAATGCCATTCTCACGCATTGCCGTCATAAGTTTGGCCAAATGAACATTATCTTTTTCTTTCATTACTAAATTAAAGGCATAATTACTTGCACCTTCTAATTTGAAATCAGTAAAGTATTTGTTTTGATCAATGTTACGCAAGAACCTTTCGTTATTAAAGTTCCTTAGTTTAACATTTTCATCAAGGTTTGGCAACTGCTTACGACCAAGTATGCCACCTATTTCATTGTTACGCATATTGTAAGCTGCATAAGCAAAAATAAATTCTGGATTACAACCAGGATTACTCTCAATGTAGTCTTCTTTATAATCTTGGTTAGACAACTCTCTAACCATACCATGTGCTCGAAGCATTCTCAATGTCTGATATGTTTCTTCATCATCGGTACAAACCATACCACCTTCAATAGTGGTCATGTGATGAGCATAATAGAAAGAGAAGTTAGAAGTCCAACCAAATGAACCAACTTTCTTACCATTGTGTGTCGCACCATGTGATTCACAAACATCTTCAATCAAAGGAATGTTTCGTTTCTTTAATTCATCCAACAACTCATCAGTCAAGGCATTGAAGCCTTGAAGGTGTGATAGAAAAACTGCCTTAGTATTTGGTGTAATGGCATTAATAATGTCTTGTGTATTCATACCCAATGTGCTTAAGTCAACATCAACAAACACAGGCGCAAAGCCACATTGGAGTACAGAAGCAATGTCTGACACCCATGTCAATGGTGGTACAATAACTTCACCGCCAAATGGGTTTTTAATTTTAAGTAATGTCAATGACAGTAAGTTAGCAGAAGCACCTGAGTTAACAAACACAGAATATTTTACACCCAACCACTTAGACCATTCTTCTTCAAACGCTCGGCAATTTGGACCGTTGGTGAGAATAGGGTCATCTTGTTTCAAATGCTCAATGACGGCATCTAACTCACTCCTCAATATATTATTTCGCATCAATGGATATTTCATAATCACCTCAATTAGATTTGTGTATAATTTGGCTGCCATTTGTATCAAATTTAAAAGGCACCCATACTTTAATAGAACTCATTTGTTCTTTGAACTTTTCTTGTTTCTCTGGTGGTACTAAGAAGAAAAAGAAACCGCCGCCACCTGCACCCATTAATTTACCACCAAGTGAGCCGTGTTTTATAGCTTCTTCATATATGTCATCAATCCATTCTTCAGAAACACCTTCGGCTAGTTGTCGTTTCAATCTCCATCCATAAGATAGTAATTGTCCAATACTTGCCATGTCTCTTTCTTCTATCATATAGTCTATTGCTATATTTGATAATGCGGCCATTGCTTCTAATTCAGAAGTTGATTTGCCTTCTTTGATATTGGCAACTTTCTTTTTAGATTGTATTTCTGAATATCGACTAACACCAGAAAAACCAAGCATGATATGTGACTCTAATTCTTTTGTGTAATCGGTAGATAACTTAAACTCACTAGTAGTCCAATCTGCGCCTTTGCTACAATCGATAATGCGAACACCACCATGTGCAGCCATGATTTGATCTTGTATGCCAACATTCTCTTTTAGAATGTTTTGTTCAATATAGATAGCTTCTTTTGCTAACTCATCTTTACTTAGTGGTCGGTTTTCAAAGGTGTAAAGTGCATTTAATAGTCCGATAGTGAATGATGAACTAGAACCGATACCTGAACGAGCAGGTAAATCACCTTCATATACAACAGAAACTCCTTTATTAATGCCCATGTATCGCAAGCATTCTCTTGCAGAAGGATGTTTAATTACATTCAAAGAGTTTACTTTTTCTATTTCAGAATATGTAATAACTGTATTGTAATCAAAGAATGGTGGAACATCTCTTATAGTAATGTAACAGTATTGTGCCATTGCAGCTGAAACAATCTTTGTAGGATGTTTTTCAAACCACGCTGGATAATCTGTACCGCCACCAAAAAGAGATAATCTATAAGGAGTTTTACTAATTACCATCATAAAGTTATATGTTTAAGAGAGCCACTTGTGTAGTGACTGAACACTGTTTTTTTATCCATAATATTTTCTTTTTCACTACGCAAACAAGCAATATACAAATCTTCACCAATGTTTGGTACAGAATCTAGATATTCACCTTTACGATCTGGATGTACATCATGCTCACCAGCAAAAATAGTGGTATCAATTGACACTCTACTACCTGCATGTATCAATCTTTTTGTTTTATGTAATAAAGCATAGTCGCTTACATTTATATATTGTTGTTCTGGAATGACAACATCATCTTCATAGTAATCTGTTACCCATTGCATACTTGTATACTCAGCTGATGTTTCTAGGAATCTATCTTCAAATTTAGATTCATCTTTGAGTTTATAGAAATGCAAATAATTTTTTTGTGTATCACCAAAAATAGGTAAATGACAATTCATACCCCACGGGCCTTCAACCCACGCATCTGAATGGGGTAAAGCCGTATCAAGACCACGACCAATATTATCTTCCAATTCCTTAGCAAACTTAATACGAATGTTTGGTGTTAATCTAAACTTCTTTAGATAACTAGGATCATTTTCAATAAAGTGTTTGACTACATCACACCAACTGCGAATATAAAAGTTATATTCTAATGCATATTCTTTTTTAGGTACAACACCGCCATTTGGTGTAACATTAGTTCTATCAATACGATGTGCATTAAGTCTATACATAAAGATATCTTCACGTTCTGAATATTCAAAATGTAGTGCCTTTGCAATATACATTCCAATAGAACGTCTTAATGCATCATAAAGATTTTTAGGTATTCTTTTACGAATGAATAGTTCATTAACATGTTCTGCACCCCATGTTTGAGCCATCTGACTCATTCTTTCTTTGCGGTATTGTAATGAACTCATTTTAATATCTCTTTAATTTTGGCAACAATTTCATCTTTAGATGGTGGTAAATTATCAACTTGTGGATAAAAACCAGCTGATTTATCTTTCAAACCCATAACATGCATATCTGCATTGATGCCTTTAGATAAATCAAATGCCAAACTCTTTGCAATGCCATCAACATAATCATCATCTAAAACAATACCATGTTTAGCTCTTTTTAAACTGAGTCTATCATTTTCTGTGGGATTAAAAGGTTTAATGTTTACAATGTGATGCACGGCAACTTTGTATCCTTCTTTTTCCAATTCTTTAGATGCCTCAACAGCTGCAAATCTAGTAATAGAAATAGGAAACAAAACAATATCAGGTATATCATATTCAATATTTAACAATTCTTCTGTATTGCCATATGCACCACGATGTTCTGATACATAAACTACATCATCAGAATCCATAAAATCCAAATACGCATTTGCATATTCATTAGGTGTCATTGGTGATACAATTTTAATTCCAGGCATTCTATAATACAATGCATGATGTGATGATCCTGCAACAGGACCAATACCACCTTCCATTGCAATAGAACGAACAAACATTGGACAAGGTACACCCCAAATTTCTTTTGACTTGGCTGCGTAGTTAATAATCATTGGTGCATTGAACCAATTGAAACCTTGATAACGAATGACATACATTGGTCTACGGCCTGCAAGAGCTGCACCAACGGCAAAACCACCGCCTGCGACATCTGCCATTGATAACTCTACCATACCATCTTCTTCGTATAGTTCAGGTAGTGTACCACCAACCCACCCAACGGCGGTTAAACATTGACCCATTACAAGACCATTTTCTTTAGTTAAATGGTGTCTTACTGTGTCTTTAATAATATCTCTTAATGCGATAGACATTTTGACCAAGCCTCCTTCACTCTTTGTTCAGCCTCTTTAATAATATCAGTGCCAAACTTATCAATATAAATTTTGTGTCTATCAAATATATGTGGGTTATCAATGCCTGCACCTGCATGCCAAAATATTCGATTAGTTGAGATGTTTAATAACATAGGTTTTTCCATGTTATGTGTCTCAATAAAATTCCAAATCATTAATGGATCATCAGTCAAACCAGATGCACTCACATTCATACTCTTTGCTACGTCTTGTAATTCCCAATTACGCCTTACTTTTTTCTCAGTAAGTATTGATAGGTTATTATCTTCAACGATATACCAAATGGGTAAGTTTTTTGTTGATGCCCAACCAACTGATGTAATCGCATAATCTTCCTCTGCGGCCGCATCGCCAGTAAAACATAATGTTAATTTTTTATTACCATAACACATACCTGTTGCAATAGGTACATGTGAACCCATTAGGCCATCATGGCCATAGATTTGTTTTTCTCTAGATTGAATTGACGCAGAACCACCCATACCATTGGCACAACCTCTTGTGTCACCAAGTAATTCATAAACAAGAGCTTCAATGTCACCACCAAAAGACAAGTATGTAGAGTGTCCTCGGTGTTGAATGAAGATTTGTTTATCGATAGATTCTAGATAAGTGGCGAGAGTAGCAGATGTGTACTCTTGTCCGGCAGAAAGATAAACAGGTATCTTTATAGTTTTATCTTGTACACGTTTGTAAACTTCTTCTTCAAAGGCGCGGCATAATGAAGCCTTACGGAAGATTTCTTTTTCAAGTTCATAACTTAGCGGCATTTTGTTTCACCATATCAATAGCAGTTTTCATCCAAATGCCCATGTGGTCATAGTGTGGTGATGATACAATGTTACCATCTACAACTACTGGTGCATTAACATATTTAGCGCCTGAGTTATTGATATCATCTTCAAGGCTATAGTAACCACTAATGTTACGACCTGCAACAATCTTTGCAGAAATCATTAACTGAGCACCATGACATGTAGATGCAATTACTTTACCTTGTTTGTTCCATTCAGAAATGAAATTGATAACTTGTTTTTCTTGTCTCAACTTCTCAAGAGCTTTAACACCACCAGGCAATACAAGCAAATCAAATTCATTTAGACATACATTAAAAAGAGATTCAATTGTCAAATCGGTAGTTAACATATGTGAGGTCATATTAGACCCCATGATACCAAAGAATTTGCCTGTTACGTTGGACATAACAAACACTTCATCAGTTTCTTCTTTCAATCGATAGAATGGATAAACCAACTCTTGGTCTTGAAAGTTTTCCCATGTAATAATCAATGCTCTCATAATCAATCTCCTAATAATTTACGTTTCAATTTAATTGTCTTTGTTGAGTCTAACTCATCTCTAGCCTTTTGACCAAATTTATCTTCTAATAGATTTAAATACTTATCATTCGAATGATAGGTGTCCCAAGCTTTATCTCTAAATGCAAGGATTTCTGCCGAAGTTAAATGTTCGTTTGATAGATTCAAAGTATCATATGAGTGTTGACTGTAACCAGAATATGTACTTGGCAGTTCTGTTCCAAACAATCTGGCTTGATTGTGTAATGGACTACCTGGATATGCCATTGCAGAATAGAAGTTTGCCATTTCAGTTGGATTCTCCAATGCAAAGTCTAATGTAGCCTGCATTGTCTCTTTTGTATCATATGGCAATCCAAAAATGTAATTACCACCAACATTGATTCCTGCATTACGAATATCATTAATCAAATCTAATACTTTAACTTCTTGAAATCCTTCTTTGTGAATTTCTTTACGCAAATTGTTATTTGGATTTTCAATACCAAGACCCAACCATTTAACACCAGCCTTTTGCAACTTCTCTAAATACTTAGGCTTGCAGGTATCGACTCTTGAATATGCCCAAATGTTGAAATCATATCCACGTTCAATAATCAAATCACATATTTTACCAAAATGATTTGGGTTTAAAACAAATAGTTCATCAGCAATCTTTACGTTACGAACACCCTGTGATGCAATGTAATCAAACTGTTTAATGATAAACTCTGGTGACCACCAACGGAATGTATTACTATCAGAACTTGAAACATCATCACCCTGTTTAGTTCTGTTAATAATATTAATCATACAGAAAGAACATTTGTATGGGCAACCAAGACTTGTATAGATGGCTGCAAATGGTTGTTTCTCTGTATCGTTAGACCATGAATGCCACCCAGCCGTTCTATACTTACTCAAAGGTGGTAACAAGTCCCATGCCATACCAGGAAGTTCTTCTTCAAGTTTTTCTTTTGGAACAACTTCAGTTGGTTCATTCATAATGATATTAATACCATCTCTATAAACTAAACCAGGAACTCTTTTAAGTTCTGTTGCATTCAATTTACTCAATGACAGTAATGCATGTAGTGTATATACACCTTCATTCTGACAAACGGCATCAATGAAAGTTTCTTGTTTCATTGTTTGTATTGGTAAAGCTGCAACGTGTCCGCCAACAAACACAATGAATGTATCTGGTGATAAGTCTTTCAGTTCTCTTGCAGTTGCAGTTGCACCTTCCATGTTTTGTGATGATGCAGATGGTTGTTGGCCATAAACAACAAAACAAACAATCTTTGTTTTATATTCGGTGATTCTTTTTGCAGCCGATAGGTAATCTAAACCTTCTACTTCTGCATCTAAGATTTCTGGTTTAAATCCTTTTGTACGAACACTATTTGCCAGCATTGCAGCCCAAATAGGAGGTTCAATTGCGGCATTATTTTTAGCAAGGCCTTGATAAATCTTTTCAGATGCGTTAGGGTGTACAAATAATATATCAGTCATATTTTTTACCAATCAAATCATTCCAATCAAGTTCTTTAGAGTCTACAACTATTACATGTTTATGTTGTCTCATTTTATTTAACACATCATCATTGTCATCATAGAAGACAACAGGATTAGGATCAAATTTAACATCTAATGTTTTATCATATACTTTAGATTCTAATATTTTGATATGATTAAAATACTTATAGATGCCAAATGATCTTAATAGATGTATCGATTGTTGGTACTCATATGGTATTGTTGGGTGTTTACCAGCAGAAACAAAACCTATTTTGTTGTCGCCACTTTGAAGATATTTTAAATATTCTTTTACACCTTCTCTGAGTATGCATACAGAACCAACATCGTCAACGATAACGTCATCAGTATTATTAAAAGGGAAAACCATTTGTTTTGCCCAAATAGAATCATTTTTTTTATTAAAACAATCCCAAATCGTTAAGTCTAAGTCAAATAAGTGTATCATTTTGTAATCGAAATCATAGTTGTAGTTGCATCAAAATAAAATACCTTTAACAGGCGAGAGAGTGTATGACCATCAATAACATCACCGGGCCATACAATAATTTGATTTGTGTAGGTACAAATTCCACCTTTTGTTATAATATATAAGTCTTCTTCTTTACCATTCATTAAAGATCGTTTAACTGGGTTAAAGTGCCTTATCTGACAGTTAAAAACTTGAATAGGTTTAGATTTGTTATCAGCTTCTCCTATCCAAATACAATCGTCAGTCTTTTCAGTATGGTGTTTTTCACCTTCGTATTGTTCACCACTTCTTCCGTACTTGTCTTCTAATCTAACCAAGTCGTGTTTATCTTCCGGCGTTTCAACTTCAAGTATGTATGCGCCACCTTTAGATACTGCTTTTGTGGAATGAAATCTAGACCTGAATATATGTATCTTGTCTAAAGCTTTTAATTTAATTGTATTCCGTAAGAATGATAACTCTGTTTTGCCTTTAAGTAAAACAAAACCAGTGTTCTTATTTGGATGACAATGCATTGAAGTTTCTTTTCCTTCTTCAATGTGTAGAAACCAAATTGCAATATCAGAATTTCTATAACAGAGGTATTCCATACCCCACGGTTTTTTCACAATAACATCACTATAATCCATTTTAATGTACCTTACTATTACGTCTTTCTCTTAATAACTCGATTAATTCTTCTTCATCTAATTGTGCATCTGTTGGTTCATCATCATCTTCTTCATCTTCACCATCAAACAACTCTGGTCTGATTGATGATTCTGTTGCAAACTTCACATTGTCATCACATACTGCATTAGAGTAATACTCTACCAAATCATCTTTTGGATCTATAACAGTAAGTATATCTGCCTCATAAATTATAGCAAAATTTTCTTTAATTAATTCTATTGGTAACCAAGGCATCATCATCATTACGGATCTTCCAGTTGATACTCTCTTAAATATGATGTGCATTGGCCTATTCAGTAAAACAGTATCACTATCTTCTATTGCTGTGCAATCAGCTATAATATCTTCGCCACTCTGCAAACGAACAATTTTAATTTGTGATTCTGTTGTATTAAGCATTTTTGAGTTCTATGTTGTAAAATTTGTAATTAAATTTTTCTTCGTCATATATTTTAACACGTTCCACAAAATGTTTCAATGTATAATTGGTAAACTTGCCAATTCTAAAATCATCTGAAATATCAAATAGAGTTGCAGCTTCTTTGTTATCACCTAGTCTTAGACCTCTACCGATTGATTGTAAATTACGAATCCTTGATTTAGAGGGTGAAGAAAAGATAACATTATGTAAATTGCGAATATTGACGCCAGTACTAAAAGTGCCATATGAAGCAACAATGATTGCATCACTTTCTTTTTCAGTGATTGCCCTAATTGATTCCCTAATCTCAACATCGGTACCGCCAAATACAAAGAACACTTTTCTATTACCTGCGTGTTCTTTAATGTTCTCATGTAAATGTTTACCATGTTTCTCAACAAATTGAAATAAAACTAATGAGTTACCTTTCAGTGACAAAACTAAATTTCGAATAAAGTCATTTCTCGCTTTGTTCATAACTATGTATTCGATCTCTTGGTTGTAGTCCCAAGATTTACATTCTTTACATATAACATCAGAGTATTTTAAAATCAAACACTTAATCTTAAAATCCGCCAGTTGTTTCTTTTCAATCAATTCAGCCGTAGATGTTGCTTTATAAACTGGACCAAATAGTCCTTCTAATACAAGTCTATGTGTTTGAGTTCCGTCAAGTGTCCCTGTTGTACCTATTCTATATTTAGCCGCTGTGCAACCAGATAGAATTGTTGTTAAAGACTTTGCCTTAAATTGATGCGCTTCATCACCTAGAACAAAATCAAATTGTTCAAAGTAATCACTTTCGTTTTTATATATTGATTGCCATGTTGTGATGGTAATAAACTTGTTTGTGTGTTTTTCTTTACCTGAATATTGACGATGACAGTATTCTTCTGAATCATATCCATATGAAGCAAAATCAGAATACATTTGTTCAACTAATGAAGTTGTTGGAACAATTAATAGTCCACGTTTTGCATCTGTTGATTGTAGATATCTGATGATACAATATAGTATCAAAGATTTACCAGATGCAGTCGGTGATAGTAAAAGAATTCTTCTGTTACGAATGGCCTGAATGAAAGATTTTAATTGATAGTCTCTAATCTCATGCGGTAACTTTAATGATTGAACGAACTCTGTAGCTTCAATTGCAGAAAAGTTTTCTGATGTTGATATATCAGAATCGATCTCTAATGTATAGTCTCGTTCTTTACAAAACTTTTCAATATAAGGTACTAGACCATGATATATTGAAAAACTCCGCAAATCAGCTAATCTAATTTTTCCATCCCACAAACGACTCTTGTAGGCTGGAACAAATTGATAACCCGGAACGTAGAAGGTAAAGTAGTCACTCAGTTCTTGTGCAATGTTTCTATCACATTCGAACTGAATGAAAGCTTCATTCTTCTTATGAAGTATTAAATCAAACACCTTGTATAAATCTTTCCCATGCTATAAAGTCACGGAGTTGAAATGTTCTACTATTCAACTCCTTTAATATAGCGGTACAAACATCAACAATTTCATCATGCATAGCTTTGTTAGCTACATACTTGTTGATATCCTCGTCACTATCCATATATGTAGTGATCTCAGATTTGAGTACAAATGGGAATGGCTGCCATCCATATTTTTGAAGATCGTCATCATCCAATTTACCTGTATAATATTCCCACTTAAGCTTCTTCATTCTGTTATATTTGAATTCAGCT